CAACGCGGACACTGCCTTCGGTGCGCAGATCAGCGCAGTGGCAGGGCATCTCAACCGTAGCTCAAGGCAGAACGACGTGACCGGCGAAGAGGATCAGCTCACGCTGCTCTCTGGTCGGGCGCAGTTCGGCTCGGCGACCGCAGCGGCTCCGATCCCGGCAACTCCGTAAGAGGCTGCCATGAGCAGCATCTTTCAGGGACTGCTCAGTGCGTCGGGTCGGCTCAAAACAGGAGCCGGCCCGATCGCATCTTACTTCCGCTCGCTGCCACTGAACACGGCGGGTGAAGTGGTCGCGGGTAATGACCCGATCACTTACTTCTGTCAGGGAATCCCTCGCAACGCTGCAAATGAGATTGTCGGTATCAGCGCAGCACAGCCGACCGACTACGGTCCCGGTGCGCTGCCCTACGGACCCAACGGTGAAATCGTCGGCGCTGGCACCGTCCCGGCGATTGCCTTCTACCATCAGGGCATCCCCTACGACTCCGCAGGGCGCTTCTGCGGCACGACCGACCCCGGCACCGCAGTCGTAGCCAAGAATTTCACGCTCACGCCTGCGACGATCTCCGCGAGCAGCGTGGGCTTCCGTGCCGCACCTGCGGTCGGGACGCTCGCCCCGGATGCGGTCTACGCCGGAGGCACCATCGTGCTCGTACAGGCGGTGAACGACGACTTCATCCGGGTGCAGAACACGGGCAGCGTTGAGTTCCCCGGTATCAGCGGCAACCTGTCCATGCAGATCGGACCTTACATCGGCCCCGGACGGTTGCTGCTCGGGTGGAGCAGCGTGAGCGGCTGGTATGAGGTGAACCAGCCGGGCATCTACGCCTACATGGTCGGCCAGATCGGTCTCGGCACGTCGATGCGGTTGTCGGCCGCACCCGTATAGTCTTTAAATATAACTAGGAGAACGAAATGCCCGGTGAACCTACGATGGAAGAACTGGCTGAAAACGTCAGCAACCCAAAATTCGGAGATGATCGTCTCGGGGTTCTATTCTACACTCGCACGGTTGAGGACAAGGAGCGCACTTTGTCCGAGGGTCGGAAGTGCTTCAAGGATGTCGAATTCGTTCGCATCATGATTCCTGGTGATCGTAACCCCGCCGCTGACCGCAAGGTCCAGCGTGGTGGTAACGACATCACTGATGACACTCTGCGGTTCCCGAGGCAGTATGCCCGCTTCAAGAATCAGCAGGATCAGCCGATCCACGATGGCACCCCGCTGAACCTCTGGCCGGGCATCAGTGGCTCGCTGGTCGAGGAACTCAAGTTCATCAACATCCACACGGTGGAGCAGTTGGCGGACTTAGCGGACACCTACGTCGGCAAGATCCCGCTTGGACAGTCGCTGAAGAACAAAGCTGCGACGTTCGTGCTGGCCCTCAAGGATCAGTCGGCGGTCAACAAACTCCAGGCGGCGCTGGAAGAGCGGGACAATCGTATCGAGGTCATGGAGCAGAATCTGGCTGCGCTCATTGAGCAGGTCAAGGAACTGAGCGCCAAGAAGGGGAAGTGAGATGAGTCAACGCTACGAGACGGCTGGAGTGCTCATAAACCGAGCGGCGGTCGCTTGTGGATTGAACAAGGCAAACGATCCCTTTGCGGCAGAGGATCCTTCCTTTACTCAGCTCATCGAACACGCCAACCAGCTCGGGCAGGCCATACTCCACTACCACTACTGGGAATTGCTGATCCGGCAGCACGAGTTCGTGACGCAGGTGGGTGATACCGGAATCTACGACCTGCCTGATGACTTCGGCTACATGCTAGATCAAACTGCGTGGCAGAAGGGTGCTCCGGGGGCTGCGTATCCACTCCTCGGCCCCGCTTCCCCACAGATTTGGAGTTACCTGACTGCCTCGCAACTCCTTAATGTCACGATCTACGCATGGTTCCGGCAGGCGGATGGAAAGCTGCAACTCTGGCCGCAGCCGCCCCCGCCTGACATCCCGATCCAGTTCATGTACATCAGTCGGAACTGGGTCATTGATGGCGAGAGTCCCCCAGAGAATCCGGTCTACAAGTCCGAGGTTTCGATCTACGCGGATATCGTGCGGTACGACCCGCTCCTGTTCGTCAAGGGCCTGCGTCTCAAGTTCTTGGAAGCGAAGGGTTTCGACACGACAAAGGCACAGGATGAGTGGAACGTGGTCTTCGACGTGATTGCGGGTCACAACCAGCCTTCCCCGGTGCTGAATGTCGCTTCTAGCGGCCTTAGTCTGTGGCGTCCCCTTGATGGGATCGTGAATGTCCCGGAAACTGGATTCGGGAACTGAGATGCCAATTGGTCGCAGTATACAGGGTCAGCAGCAACAGACGCACGTCGCATTTGCGCCTCCCATGCAGGGAGGTGTCAACTCGCTAAGCGCAGCGGGCAACGTGCCTCAGGAAGATGCGCTCTTTCTGTACAACCTGATCCCGAATGATTATGGGTGTCGTGTTCGCAATGGTTCCAGGGAATGGTGTCAGCCAGTTCCTCTGGGGACTGGTGTCCGTACCCTCATTCCTTTCAGCACTCAAGTGGCCGCAGCCGTCCCAGCGGACAAGCTATTCGCCACTACGAGCGATGGAATCTACGACTGTAGCGTGGCGGGTGGTCTTCCCATTAAGGTGTTCAACTGGCCGGTGAAGACTGAGCCGGCTGGCTGGTGCTCGTGGACGGCCTACTCGACCATCGCTGGACAGTTCATTCTGCTCTGCGATCTCGTGAATGGGTATCACGTTTACACGGCTTCTACGAACACTTGGGCAGTGGGAGTTATCACCGGGCCGACGCCAGCTGAGGCAACGCTAGACTTCGTGACGGTTTGGAAGAACCGTGTCTGGCTTATTCAGCGTGATACGGGCAGCGCGTGGTATCTGCCGGTTGGGCAGATCTCCGGCGCGGCGACTGTCTTCGACTTCGGTAACAAGTTCAAGTATGGAGGTTGGCTGAAGTCCATCTGGAACTGGACTCTCGACGCTGGCGAGGGCATGGATGACTACCTCGTTGCTCTCGGCAGCGCGGGCGACTTGGTGGTCTACAAGGGTACTGATCCAGCGCAGGCCTCAGAGTTCAATATGGTCGGTTGGTGGTACATCGGTCGCTTGACTCAGGGGCGGCGGCAGGCGAACGACATGGGTGGCGACCTGCTGGTCCTGTCTTCCTATGGCGCGATCCAGATGTCAAAGTTGATCGGTGGCTTGCCCGTTACTGATGAGGGAGCGAGCATAAGCTACAAGATTAACTCACGCCTCAACACTATTATGACCCGCTCCAATCAGAAGTTTGGTTGGGACATTAAGTTATTCCCAGCCGGACAGTTGATCTTTATCACTACCCCCTTCGAGGAGGGTAGGCCGTGGATGCAGTTCGTCTACTCTACGACAACTAAGTCGTGGGCGCAACTCCTGGATTTGAGGATGCTGTGTTGCGAGTCGTGGACAGGAAAGTTCTTCTTTGGCACGGAAGACAATCGTGTCATGGAGTACGCAGGATTTGCTGATAACGTCTTAATTGAGGACGATGGAGATTCGGCTACTGCGGTTGACTGGGAGATGCTGAGCGGGTATCAGATGTATACTGGCACACCGACATTCAAACGTGTGCAGTTCCTGCGCCCACAATTCGTTGGACAAGCGAAACCCTCGTTCGTGATCAAGGCCAGCTATGACTTTGACCTACAGCGGATCGCAAATTCCCCTCCTTACGTCGATCCCTCTACAGGCGTGTGGAATACCGGCGTCTGGGAGTCTTCCTATTGGGGCGGCTCGTACATCGTGGACCAGCCCCCCAGAGGAGCGACTGGCATGGGACGTCACATCTCCATTGCGATGAAGGGCCGCAGCTCAGTAGAGACGATCCACGTCGGTACAGACGTCATGTTTGATGAAGGGGGAATGTTGTGAAGCCCACCATTCTCTACCGTGCCGTCGTGAAGGCTGACATCCCACTATTCACATCTAAGACAAACTACCATCCCTCGTCTCAGTTCGGTGGCATCGTCGCTTACACCGAGCGCGGAGTGATGGGGATGGTCGGGCTGGATAGTTGGACCCCGAATTCAGTAATGGCGCACTGGTACATCCGGCATCCCCGGTGTATAATGCCGCTCTGGAAGGAGCTGAACCTTTACCTCGCGCAACACGGGCGCAGAAAGATCATCGGCTCTACCCCCGGTAACAATGCGCGAGCACTTCGTACAATGTTCCGGAAACTCGGGTTCGTCGAAATCGCAAGGATCAAGGACGGCTGGAGTGACGGGGTAGACATGGTTATTTCTGAATGCGAGGTTCGTGCTCATGAGTCTCAACAGTCAATCGCCGCCTAGCTACGGTCAGGCTGCTTCGCAGGGCGCTCCTCCTCCCCCGCCGCCGTCAGCGCAGGGGCGCATGACTTGGCAGCAGGGGATGACGCCTCCTCCCGCTGCCGGTGGCGTCAACCCGACTGGGCCGGGGCAGTTCGCTCCTCCGGGTGGCGGTGCCATGCCGAAGTTGCCGGGTCCTGCCTACGCGAATCTGGGCGGGCCGATCGGACGACGACTCGCGGGTGGTGCTGGCGGACTGGGAGATCAACTGAAGCCCATCGGTCGCATCCTCGACCCGGCTGGTATCGCGCGGGGCAACTTTGGTGATTTCGGTGGTGGATTCAAGGAAAGTTTCCGCTCAGCGCTTGACCCGGCAGGGGTGTTCTCCAACAACGATCCAAAGCGCGTGAAGGGTTCTATCGATCCGGTCGCTGGCACCTACACGGCGAGGAACTATGGAAAGAACAACGCCGCCATCAGCGCTGCTGCGACCGAGTTTCTTCGCACGGGGCGCATCCCGAAGTCCATGAAGCACATGAGTGGAATGTTCACTGGTGTGAAGAAAGCCATCAGACAGCAGCTTAAGACTGGCGGTCCTGAAGGCGGAGCGTGGCAGTGGGGAACTCCGTCAGCTGGTGCTCCTACCAACATTCCCGGACAGGGGCCGATCAATTGGGGTCAGCAAGCTCCGCAGGGTCCGCAGGGTCCGCAGGCTCCTGGTCAGGGGCGTATGACTTGGGGCCAGCCTCCGCCTCCGCCATACGCGCAGGGGCTTCGTAACTTTGGAGGGGGTGGATAATGAGTAAGTCAACTCCAAAGGCTCCGGACTACGAGGCCGCTGCTGCTCAGCAGGCGCAGTCCTCGAAAGAGGTAACTGAGCAGCAGACGTGGGCGAACCGCCCCGACCAGTTCACGCCATTCGGTCAGCAGTATTGGCAGAACCAGCAGGTCTGGGACCCGGCGACCAACCAGTACCTCAACCGCTGGGCGCAGACCACTGAACTTAATCCAGAGTCGCAGCGTGCGCTTGACGCCCAGATGGGACTCACTACGGGGCGCAGTGAACTCGGTGCATCACTGTTCCCGCGTATGCAGGATGAGTTCGGCAACGCGATGGACTGGAGCCAATTCCGCGGTCCTGGCGATGTCGTGGATCCGGGCCAGCTCGACTCGTCGGAAAAGTACCGGCAGTCTGCAGAGGATGCCATCTACGGTCAGTGGGCTGATCGCGCCCTGCCGCAGCAGGCGAGGGATACTGAGAATCTTCGCACACAACTCTACAACACGGGCTTGAGAGAGGGCGATCAAGCCTACGACGAAGAGATGCGGAAACTGCGCGAGTCGCAGGGCGACCAGATGGCGCAGGCTCAGTACCGTGCCACGACTGGTTCGGGAACCGAAGCCCAGCGGATGCTCGGTATGGACGCGCAGGCTCAGGCGCAGAATTTCGGTCAGGGCATGACCGCGTCGAACTACGAGACGCAACTCCGGCAACAGCAGATTGCCGAGGAGATGCAGAAGCGCGGCTTCAGCCTTAACGAGATCAACGCCATCATCAGCGGCCAGCAGGTCGGTATGCCCTCCATGCCGGGGTTCAATCAGGCCCAGAGGTCTGAGGGCAATCAGGCGTTGCAGGCGGCGCAGCTCACCGGTCAAGCGGAACTTGACCGCTACAACGCGAAGCAGCAGGCGACGCAGGGCATGATGGAGGGTGTCGGCGGCATAGCCGGTGGATTCATGCCTAGCGATCGTCGCCTGAAGACGGATGTCAAGTTCCTCGGCAAGCTGTCCGGAGTGAATATCTACGAGTGGACGTACCTCTGGGGTGAGAAGTCCCAAGGCGTCATGGCGGATGAAGTCCCGTGGGCAGTCGCTGGAGAAGTGGCCGGGTTCAAGGTGGTTGACTATCGGAGGGTCTGGTAATGCCTTATGGAATGCAAGACCCCATGCAGGGAGGGATGGCTTCTCTCGAAGGTCCCGGCCCCGGCATGGAGAAGTACAGTCTGGAGAACATGTCCGAGGAGGACATCCAGAAGATGGTGGATCTCGGTCTCATTGACGAGAACATGGCTGAGAATGCTCGTCAGATGCAGACGGCTGAAAAGCTGCGGTACTCGGAAGCTCCCGGAATGCGCGGCAACAGCCGAGTGATGACGGCAGCGAACCCCATGGAATTCATCGGCAGGGGAATCCAGCAGTATCGGGCTGGTCGGCAAATGGAAGATCTGGCGAAGCAGCGTGGGGAACTGGGCAAGCAGCAGACTGCGGGTCGTAGAAACTACTGGGATGTGCTCCGTGGGATGCGCCAGAAGCCCATCGATATGAGCAACATCGAAGCCCCGAAGGTGGACCTCGGAGAGTACTGATGGTCGACATTTACTCAGCGATCGTGGGTGAACCGCCAACTGAACGCGAGAAGTTGGAGGGGTTGGCCGCGAAACTGCGCGAACGCTCCCAGATCGGCCAACTTGGTATGCTGACTGGCGACAGAGTCCTTTCTCCTCTGGGGCAGGGAATCTCCGAGGCTACGGAAGCGCAGGCTGCGAAGATCGCCAACCGACAGATAGTCAACTCCCAGCTTCGAAACGCTATGGAGCAGGAGCGGCTTCAGCAGGAGCAGGCGATGTCCCGCCAGACGCAGGAGCAGGGCTGGAGGGAAGGAGAGAATCGACTTGATCGCGCGTTGCAGCGTGAACTCGAGGGGATGCAGCAGGCTCGCTACAATTCTGCGGAGGCAAAGGCTGACGCTGCGGACAAGAAGGAACTGGACCGCTACACGGAGCGCTACAGCAAAGAACTGGGGAAGGCTGACTTCCCTGGGATGCAGTCCTACATCCGGGATGCCGACGCTGTCCTCTCCAAGTACGATGGCAAGTCCATCCCCGGCATCGGCTTTATGGACTTTAAGGCCCGCATGACCCAAGAGGGTAGCGATGCGCGGCAGGGAGTTCAGGCTGTGG